GGTGGTCTAAATTTAACCAGGCTTCCGACTTGCACATACTTCATGTTGTTGCTGGCATATGTACCAATTGAAACAGGATTCCCGGCTGTGTTTTTAAAATAACCAGTGGTTTCATTGGCCAATGTAGTACTTTGATTCCAGCTCACTGCCAGTGGTGTTAACGACGGTCTTGTGTAGTTTGCGTAATAGAATTGAATAGCAGGCTCGCGGGCCAGCAATGGCTGGACTCGATTTATAACAACATCAGTTATATCGTTGATATTCAACCAACTGAACAGAAATGCCGGCAATTCGTTTGATTCGTACAAGGCGCCGTCGCTGCCAAATGTGTTTGTGGAACTGTATTTTCCGGTGTTATCAACTAGATCAAGATATCGACTTGTACCAATTGATGCTCGATTCAATGCTTTGGATTTGATGATCGAGTTATAAGCAGTGAAAGGAAAATTATTATAATCTTCGCCGTTGACCATACGATTTTGTGTATAGTATCTAGCAGGGGCTCGCTGTTTGATATCGTCAATTGTTTCGCGATTAAGCGCATTGCTCACCGGATTGGTAATTCCGCAATTAAAAGTAATGGTCTCTAATTGCCCAACGCGGCTGACATAGCTGATGCTTAGTGCTACATTTTGCATTTCTTCTGGATTGATGATATATTGCAATCCATTTGATGCTCGCACATATGCACGGAACAGTCCCACAGGGATTTCAGAAAATACGCCGTCACCGAAGTTCATTGTAATTTGATCATTGCTTCTGCTTGTTACAGAGTACAATGGGCGCAATGCAGTTTGTTGCTCAACCGCGGCTGTGTACACACTTTCAACAAATGCCCATTCGCGGGCAACATTGCCAACATTATCAAGTTGGTATAGCCAACGGTCTGTATTGTTCACACCTTCGATGTTGATGTTGACTGAACGATTAGAAATGCGTTCTGCCAAGTTAAAATCTTGACTTTGCAGTACACCTTGCTTGAATAAGAAAAAGAAGCCAGTGTCGGCTGATGCAAAGCCCAATTGGTCGTTACGGAACAACATGCCAAATTGACCAGTTGCCTGCGGACTTGGTTCATAAACATATTCTACCCCGGCTGGTAATCCGCTGGCAGTGGCGCTGACTGCTTCAAATGGCATGTTGATGCCGTCGATCACAGCACTGTACGGCAAAACTGGCAAGAACCCAGGAACTAAATTAACAGTATATTCGTCTGTTCGAATTCCCTGGATTGTTGTTCTGTTACCAGGGCGGCCGATTCGTTGTGTGTTTACCAACGCTGCATTGACAACAGCATTGAACTGTTCTTGCCAGTCAAAGTTAGTAGGATCGGCCCAGTTGACTGTAAGATTTGCTAGATTAATGCCGTTGTAATCTATTAGATTTTCCGTAGTCTGCACCGAAAACACTTTAAGGTATCCGGATGCTTCTGTATTACGCTTGGGAGTATATCCAACAAGTGTTGCCAGCTTGACCACACTGTCACGTCGTTCAGCAGTGTCTAAATAATTTTCGCGTGCGTTAAGATCAGTACGGAAGGCCAGTGCCTGCCCCATGAATGCCATTACATCTAGAATAGCAATAAATTCTGACGACTCAATGTAGTCATTGAATGTTTCTGGGTAATATAGTCGTACATAGTCAACAAAGCTCTTGCGCAGCGTTTCAAAGTCGTAGCTCTGGAAATCAGCTTCGCGATAAGTTTGATAGATTCTTTTCCAATCTTCAACTCCAAATATCGCAGTTTGTCTAGTAGTGTTTGCCATAATAATCCATGTTGTAGATTATTTATGGCGAAAATAAACCACCCAGTTTATGTTAAATGTAAGTTGCGGATCTTGTCTGCTGATCAAAATATAAACTAAGGAATTCAGCAGTTTGCCCTGGCACTATTGTTAGTTGTAGCTCAATCAAGATTCCGTTGTCTTGTGGAAATAGCTCTGCTGATTGGATGTAAATTCTAGGATCGAGGCTTGCTACTCGCTGTATTTCGGCCAATATTGCTCGTTCTGTATCTTGTGTTTGATTTTCAAACACATAATTCCATAACAGTGTGCCATACCCAGGACGGCCAACCAGCTGTCCCTGCTGTATATTAAATGCATTCAATAGATCGCGCTTAACCAAATCAAAATCTAACAATGTAAATTTCTTTGTTTGCCCAATTGTAGTAAATCCTTTGAATGTTGTCATAATACTATTTACTCAGTTAACCAAAGAAAGAGGATATTGTTGACACTGCACTGCGAGCGGACGACACTATGCTACGGGCCGATGATATGGCGCCACCAATCTGGTTGGTAACACCCAATATGCCGCCGGCTAAGAGGCTCCTGGCTTGTTTGGACAGTGTGGTCAGGGCACTCGAACTGATCGCTTCAGGTGCAAAATTTGGTAACGGAATTTTATCACTGCCGATCAGCTTGGCAGTGGCTGCATTCAGTGTGGCTCTGTTGACTGTGCCTGCGTAGCCTATTGCTGGGGCAATTCCCGCCACCGCAGCTGGCAATTTAAAATCGTTAAAGTTAACTGCGAACTGTCCCAGCTTGGCCATTTGCTGTATTTGACCAAGCAGTCCCGACACTCCGGGTATGTTTCCTTTGGCCCAGGCCAGTGCATTGTCAACTCCAAATTTACTGGCAGTGGCCAATAAACCGCCAAGGTCAGCAATGCCGCCGTTGACCAGATTAGACACAGTGCCGGGTAAGTTGGTCAATGTTGTGATTGTGTTGTTGACGTTGGAAATTCCAGTGTTTATTAAATTAGTAGCAGTGGCTTGTAATCCACTTATCCCGCCGGCGTTTTTAAATGCAGTCAATGCAGCAGTGGCCGAAGTTATGCCAAGTGCTCCTAGTAGTCCTGTGTTGCTGGACGCAGTAGTAGAGATTGACCCAGGGGGTGCTACAATTTCACCAGTTTCGACCAAAGTAGCATAGCTTGACTTTATCAAGCCCAACTGTATTCTATCCTGTAATGCAGTGTTGATCAATAAATTGTCTACGGAAGTTACTCCATCAATCCCAGTCCACACTGTGGGACTGCTCAATACTGCAACAAACTCAGCGGGGTCTGTGATAAATCGTGCTGACGTGCCGGGCTTTACATAGCCAGTCTGTTCTAACTGCTGTGCCGACAGACCGTATCTACCAAGTCCCAATCTATTGGTTATCACACCAGGTTCCTGGCACACAAATGCAGCCACGGAGGCTATTATGGCCTGCACCTGACTGGCGTTTAGTGGGCCTACCGAGTCTGTTACTGTGGTTTGTGCAAGATAATCTGCTGTGGTAATTCCGTTGACAACTGCCACGTCTGCTAGCGACGGCAACGATGATAGAATTACAACACCACTGGTTATGCTGCCCGTAACACTATTGTTTATGCCGCCCGTAACACTATTGTTTATGCCGCCCGGCACAGCGGTACCTGCGTAAATAGCAATCAATGGAACAGTCGGCACTCCTGCTGTTCCGCGATCAAGTCTTGACAATTCAAACTGCAAACTAGTAGTGGTCAATGACTGTAGTACATCGCCCGGAAATAGTCCAACAAACGAGCCCGATGCAAGTTGCTCAAGAAAAATTTGCTCGGCCTGAGCAACTGTTGCATCAGCCGGGCCGTTCAGTGTGAACAACTGACCATTGGGTAAACTAAAAGTAAATTTTGCCATAGTATATTATTTTTGTTAAAATCCAAATACCGATCCAATTCTACTGATTGCACTGCGTGCTGTGCTGATAGTTGACGCAACACCGCCGGCAATTGACGAGAATCTTGACACAGATGAAATTGCGCCTGACCACCCCGACGGAATCGGCGAAGCATTTGGCGGAGCAGTCGGTTGCCCAATTTCCATTGCAACATCAACACCCACCCCTTTGTTATGAAAAGGCCACGGTTCGTGACACGGTGCTCGTGTTACAATACTTTCTAACCCAATGGGCGCAACTGCCCACCCTGTTGCATTGTTAAATTCAGTGTCAGGCATTACATATTTTGTCAACGGAACAGGCGCGGCCACTCCCACAGTTCCTCCACCGTTGAGATCTATTGTCCCGGCTTGCAACGCCATTGCTGTGCCAGCATTCCACGACCCGTATGCACTGACCAGTGCTAGACTGCCGTCGGTAAGAACACCAATGCGACTTTGTCCGTACATAGTTATTTCCTGGCCAGCATTTAATATCAATGCTCTTTCAGTTTCTATTGTTGTTTCCACTATGCTTTTTATATTGATCTTGTTGCCAGCAAACATGTTGATGTCCTGATCTGCATGAAGATTAAGTGTGCCCTGCGTTCTGAGATTGATCGAGTTGGTGGCATATACATCCAGTGTGCCTTCTTGTCCAAACTCCAACCATGTTTGCCCGTTGGCATGTACAATGTAAAGAAAATTGCCGTCGTCGCTCATTGTGATTTGATGACCGGCCCCTGTGCGAATTCTTACCAACTTATCTTTGCCAGTGAGATCGCCGTCATCTAACACTATGCTGTGTCCGCCACGGCGGCCCACAACCTGAGCATCAGTTGCTGTGATCGATCCGTCGGCAATTCGTGCTTGCACATCATTTTCGCTTATGCCACCTTGGTAAATTGCTCGGCCTGGTGTACTTAGGCCAAAGCAAGCACTAGGACTCTCACGCTGGCTTGTTGAACTGATTGGGCCACGCTGCACGTCTGCCAGCGTACCTTGCTGAAACATACTAGCTGCTACAAAACTATGCACAGGCTTTGGCTGATCAAAGAACTTTGGGTTATCATCAATTTTTGCATTGTTAGGATTGATCTCAGTTACCGGTAGTACTTTTGCACCTGCGTAATAACTTTTCTGATCACTGTTTTGCAAATCAAATGCAGTGCTTGATCCCACTGCTGGGATCATATGTGTCATTCCTTGATCCGGAATGCAGCCCAGGTAGTATCCCAGACTGGGATCTCCGCCAGCAAAGAAGCACAGCAATCGGCCGCCGAGGTCAGGTGGCGTAAACCACATACCATAGCTTTGCGGATTTCCTCCTATGTATCCACCAACGGCATCAGTGTCTCCTGGGGTGCCGGGCTGTAGCGGAGTTGCACCATAAAATGAAGGGCAATAACTAACAGTTCGCCATAGCGACGGATTCTCCGGATCAGTGCCAGCGAACTGCTCAATGTACACTTGCACACGGCCTTGTCTGGTGGGATCAACATTGTTTTTTATCACGCCAACAAACGGACCAAAATCCGCTGTCATGCCGCCGCGGTCGTATTTGTAGTTCTTGGCTACGCCATTGGTTCTTTGTATATTTTCAGCCATTATGCATCTCTCGCATTGTTAAAAGGTTTTATTAGAAACTGTGATCCGGGGTCGTCTGCGTTTGCTGTTGAGTTGACATCGGGCAAAACAGGTACTATCTTACTGGTCAACAGTATCCGTGGCTCTGTCACCAATGGTGCTGCCTGTGTGCCACCGGCAAGTCTTCTATCAGTTGGATTTGCGTTGGTATCTACCACGCTGGTAGCATCATATAGCTGAATCAGTGTGCCGCTTAATTCTTGTTCAAACTTTCCTTGACTAAACTTGCTGATCACAGTTTTTGCCTTGTAATTATAAATTTGAGTATTGTTGTTTCCAGATCTAACCGGGCTTGCTAGCCCTGTGGTGTCAACCGCATAATCTGAAACAGTATTCCACTGAAAGTCAAATATAATTTCTTCTGCATCAAAATTGATTCCGCCGTCGGGATTGAACGGATTAAAATTAAAAGTAGCAGAGTTGACTCCGTAGGCCAGTTCGCCTTGCTGTAGCCATGCCGGGTCACCGACGATGCTAATGTTG